ATTCATGCAACGCAGCGCCAACTACAGGGAGCAGGCACCCTAGCCCCCCTGTCGATTACCGATACCACTACAGGCACAATGCCTCCGCTCTCCTCGATTCCGCCCCAGGCGCAAACTCCATTCGCTTCGGCTCCGACAACCCCACAACAGGGTGGACCAACATGCCAACATGGGGCGCGAAAGTACAAGTCGGGAATCTCCAGCAAGACGGGAAATCCTTACGCGATGTGGGTCTGTCCGATGCCTCAGGGCGCGGACCAATGCAAGCCAGTCAACTAATAGACCAGCAATTTCCATTTTAAATAACTAGGAAGGGTGCAGAATGAGAACTCTAGTACGTTCAGTAGGACGAGCCTCAATCGGCGGAGAACCCCTTCCTAGTTCATTTAAGGCGTTTGAACAGAACAAGATTATTATACGGCGTTCAGAAGTTTCTATGTTTGCAGGCGCACCAGGGGCAGGAAAATCAACACTTGCTTTAGCCTTGGCTCTCAAGACCAATGTACCAACATTGTATATCTCAGCAGATACCAATGCTCATACAATGGCGATGAGACTAGCATCTATGATTTCGGGGAAAAGTCAGTCGGATGTCGAACAGAAACTTAATACTGATGTTGGTTGGACAAGGGCAGTCCTCCAAAAGGGAAGTCACATAGTCTGGTCGTTTGAATCGTCACCAACCTTAGAAGACATTGATGAGGAAGTCCAAGCATTTGAAGAGTTGTGGGGCACTAGCCCATCTCTTATTGTCTTGGACAACCTCATGGATGTTGCAACAGATGGAGGCGAAGAGTTCGCATCTATGCGTGCAATTATGAAGGAGTTGAAGTACCTTGCGAGAGCGACTAACGCTGCAATTGTGGTTTTACATCACACTTCGGAAGCAGTTCCTGGAAATCCTTGTCAACCAAGAAGCGCCATCCAAGGCAAAGTATCCCAACTCCCTGCTCTCATTTGCACGCTCGGCACAGTTGGCACATCAATGGGCGTGGCATCAGTCAAAAATCGCTACGGAAGAGCAGATGCAAACGGAACGCTCATGACATGGCTAGCATTTAATCCAGAGTACATGTACATCGACGATATTCCAGAGAACGTATGACAACTAGAAAAAGCCATAAGGCTAGAGGAGCAACATATGAAACAGACATCAAAAATTACTTTAGAAATCTTGGATACGATGCTGAGCGACTTGCTCGACGAGGTTCTAAAGATGAAGGCGATGTTGTCGTTAGAGCGGATTTCCTTGGAGCAAACATTGGAATCCTTGAATGCAAAGCGCCAGGAGCAGGAAACGCAATTTCCCTCTCTGGGTGGAGTAAAGAAGCCCAAGTTGAGGCAGCCAATTATGCCGAAGGACGAGGCATCGAGATGGACAAAATTCTCCCAGCCGTTGTCATTAAAGCGCGAGGGAAATCAATAGCGGATTCCTATTTGGTATTAAGGTTGGGCGATGTATTCGGTGACAAGTAACGATGACCTACCCGATATTGTGGAGGTGCTCAAGTACTACGGTGCTAGCATCAACCGCACTAGCGGTCAGGTAAATGTCAAGTGTCCATTCCACAATGACTTGCATGCAAGTGCTAGTTTTAATACAAGGCAGAACATTTTTAATTGTTTTGCCTGTGGTATGAACGGCAACAGTATACAGATTATTGCAAGGAAGGAAGGGTGCGACATACGTGAAGCAAAGTCAATCGCAGAAGGAATTGTTGGGCAGAGCAACAGCCAAGTACGCGGAAAATATTCATCTGGCGGAAGATTACCTAGCAAGTCGGGGAATCACAAGGGAAGTAGCACGTCAGGCGCGATTAGGCGTAGTAGAAGTGCCTGAGACAGGCCATGAGGCATATACAGGCCGTTTGTCGATACCTTATATGACAAAGACGGGTGTTGTAGACCTTCGCTTTCGCTCACTTAATCCAGCAGTTGAGCCTAAATATATGGGTATGACTGGTGCAGAAACCAAAATGTATAATGTTATAGATGTAGAGAGAGCAGGAGACTGGATTGGAGTATGCGAAGGTGAACTTGATACAATCACACTCAGTGGATGCGTCGGTATCCCTTGCGTTGGAGTTCCAGGTGCGAATTCATGGAAAAAGCACTACACACGATTACTCGCAGATTTTGAAAGAGTATTTGTATTCGCTGACGGAGACCAACCTGGCAAAGAGTTTGCAGCAGGATTGGCCCGTGAACTACCAGTTACTATCGTCAGTATGCCAGACGGGGAAGATGTCAATTCTATCTACGTCAAGCACGGGGCCGATTACATCAGAGATAAGATAGGGTTGAACAGTGATTGATATACCACAGTGCGGCGTATGCGGTACTAACTTTGACAACATCTTTGATGCTATTAATCATCTCATTGAGGATGATGAAGATATCTTTGAACCAGTATATCAACTACCAAGTGGATACGCTTTGATGCTCGGCTCTTTGCTAGAGGAATTATATCATCATGCAGATGAACCAGATACCATTAGGAACATAGCAGAAACTACCTACGCTACACTGTATGCAGCACAGACAGATGTGGTGCATATGAAAGCCTTGGTACATGAGGCAATCATCAACCAGCACATGTCATCTATTGACAAAGAATTAGAAGAACTACTAGAGGAGGATATAGATGGGCACAATGATTGACAGGAATATGGGACAATACATTACACCAACCTTGGTTCGTGAAGTCCATCTTGAGACCCACATGGCAGCAACAATCAAAGAACTTGGCGACTTATTGCTTAGCAAGCATCGGGACTATGGTCCCAAGAATATTTCATTGGCCCCAGGTGGTGCAGTCAATGGACTTAGAGTGCGTATGCACGACAAGTTAGCACGCATTAACAATTTAGTTGATAGCGGTGCAGACCCACAGCATGAGTCATTAGAAGATTCATTTAAGGATATGGCTAACTATGCAATCATCGGATTGCTAGTATTGAGAGGACAATGGGATGAAGATATTCGGACCGTATAAAGGAAGTAAACAAAATGGTGGTCGTCCAATCTATGTGTTCAAGCGCAAGAAGAAAGACGGAACGACTGTTACGACATCTAGCAATAAGGCTCGCATTGATTACGAAAAGAACACAGGCAAGACGCTACCTAAAACCACTGACGTGGACCATAAAGATAATGGTGGTCGCGCTGGTCGTGATGGCGCTAGCAATCTCCAAGCAATGAGCCATTCAAAGAACGTTGCTAAAGAAAACAAACGCAGAGCCACAGTTAAGAAGGCTACACCTAAAAAGAAAGTGGTTAAAAAGAAGCCATGAAAAAAATCGTAATCATTTCAGACCTGCAAGTGCCTTACCATGACGTAGAAGCAGTCAATGCTATAGCGAAGTTCATCAAGGCATACCAACCAGATACCGTTGTATCTTGTGGGGATGAGATGGATATGCAGACCATCAGTAAGTGGAGCAAAGGTACAGAATTAGAGTACGAACGCACCATTGGTCGTGATAGGGATATGACACGTCAAGTGCTATATGATTTAACTATCGAGCATATGGTACGAAGCAACCACACAGACAGATTGTTTAACACCGTTGCAATGAGAGTACCAGGATTACTTGGTTTACCAGAGTTACAACTTGAGAACTTCCTTGGTCTCAAAGAACTAGAGATTGAGTACCATGCTGACCCGTATGAACTAGCCCCAGGATGGCTACTCATGCATGGTGATGAGGGCAACGTACAGCCTACAGCAGGGGCTACAGCCCTTGGTCTGGCCAAGCGTAGCGGAATGTCCGTAGCCTGTGGTCACACGCACCGTATGGGCCTTACACACCACACACAGACCTATCGTGGCGGTAAGCCTAAGACTGTATGGGGACTTGAATTGGGAAACCTCATGGATTACAAGAATGCTAAGTATATCAAGGCTGGGTTATTTACATGGCAACAAGGATTTGGTATCTTACACGTTGATGGCAACACAGTCGTACCACAAATCGTACCGATTATCAATAGTTCATTCACCGTGGAAGGCAAAACCTGGAAGTGGTAATGAACTGGGACCGCATACAGCCGTGGGATTACATCGTATCTCATGTGGCAGATGAGTATCATAAGAAGTTCAACATGGTTGACCGCGAGGATATCCGTCAATCGTTATATGAATGGTTTGTGTTGCATCCACTTAAGTTAACGGAGTGGGAAGCGTTCAGCAAGAAGTCTGCGCAGAACTTATTGTATCGTTCGCTTCGCAATCAAGCCTTAGATTACTGTCAGTTCTGGAAAGCCAAGACACTTGGCTATGAAATGTCAGATGTATTTTTTTATGATGCTGCCGTTGTTGAGGCTATCCTGCCATCAGTATTGCGTGGTGATGTAACTGAGGCGCCTAAGTTAGACCTTGGTATGCCAGGAAGGCCATCTGCTCCAGCCGAAGGCGGTAATTTAATGGCTATGATGGCTGAGGTTAAGGCTGGGTTTGTAAAGTTAAGTGATGAGGATAGAAACATTCTCTATCAGAAGCATGCTAACTCGCTGACATATGGAGGAATAGCAGAGGTGCTTGAATTACCTAGTGATGATGCTGCTAGAATGCGCCATAAGCGTGCAATCAAGAGGCTGATTACACGCCTTGGCGGATTCCGCCCTTGGCTAGATAAAGACGAAGCACAAGAGGTTGGGCAAGATGAACCCAACGAAAGTAAAGATGAAACCCAAGATGAGCAAACCGATTAGTGTTTCTCTACCCATAGGTCTCGTTTAAGAAGTTCTGATGTTGTTCCTTTACCTCGAAGTTATGTGCCTCTCTAGCATACTCTAGTAAGGCTCCTGGTGTTATCAGGTAGCCCCTAGAGGGGTTAGGTGGTATGTTGCAGTTGATAGGCTTGCCTCGCTCCCACAGTACCTCTCTAAGCCTGTAGGTTGGCACTATGATTACGCAATCCTCTAGGACATAAGCCCAATGCGTAGCCTTCGTAGTTCGTAGACCAGATGCTTCCCAAGACTGGCTTGTCTGTATCCAGCATTCTGTCTCTATGTATATATTACCTGTCTCATGCCAACGCCTATCTGTCTTTACCTCAAGGGTGTCAAGAGAGAGCAGGTCAGCGACTTTACTCTCCCCTGCTAGCCCAGCCCTAAGGTCTAGGTCCCAGTTACTATCTTTCATTGCTCCTCCATATATTTCATGAATGCTTTGTCCCAATCGTAGTTGTCAAAGTACTCCGCTATTCCTTCGCATATACTATCGCGTAAGCCCTGCATCTCATCTTCTGTCATTATCCTCCTGTTGAATAGAAGCCAGTTCCATTGAACTTCACCGCAGTAGGCAAGATAATCCTACGCATGATTCGTAAACAATGCTGACAAGTTGGACACTCATCTCGTTGCTCTATGTCGCGCCAATGCTCTTCTTGCGTATCGCAATCATCACACCTGTAGTCATAGTTCGGCATTAGTACCAACCCTTTCTCTTGTGAAACTTCCATGCTGTGCATGGTGTCCCGTATCGGTGCATGATGTAGGCAAATCCCCTGTCAATTTGCAAGGGTGGCAATGTTTGTGTTGACATTCCCAATATTTGCGGGATACCGCCAGCGTTCTTGCCCATCACCTTGCGTTTATTGTATGCCTCAGGTCTCCAATGGGATTCCTTGTTCCATAACTTCTCTAGACATAGGTATTGATTGTCGGCCCATGCTTGAACAGTATCCCTAGCATAAGCCTTGCTATCTGCGACTTTCCATTCTCGTACTGGTGCTTTGTCTATCCGTTTAAACGGATGAGATATTACGCCCACCGCTACAAGTATAACCAGCAATAGAGCCAACTTCTTTACCATATTACCCCCTGACCAGCGGAGATAGCACCCTGTAACTGATGAGTGCTCTACCTTGGTCGCTTAGTTTAGTATAGGTCTTGCCACTTAGTATGACACGCTCACCTGCAAGCATACCACCCCAAATGCCAAAGCCCAAGTTTTCATGCTTCATACCTTCTTCAAGGCACTCGGCTTTCTTTGGGCATAAGTTACACAGGGTCAAAGCCCTGCGTGTCTCTGCCACTAGTTTGGCTGTGTTCCTCTCGGAACGCGCACCTTGTGGTACATCAGGGAACCAAGCATCAGGATTAGAATCCCCATGACAGTTGCCTAGTATCTGCTCAGTCTTCAAACTGCGCATCATGCCATTGGTCTGGGTCTCCATCGTCCTCCTCTTCCTCATAGTCCTTGCCTAGTGCTATGTCATCTTCTTCCCTTGGTTCACTCATCTTTTTCCTCCTCATGATTCATACATATTGTATGAAAGTCATTTGTCCAGTATGAATGTACTACATCGCCACAGTTATCACAGGTTATACTATCTTCATCATCTTCTATGAAAGTATATACACTACTCATCACGCACCATCCATTCCTGCATCGGATAGGTCTCCATACTGTGGCACTTGGCTGTCATTGGTAATGCAATCTAGGACATACTCGAACTCAGGTCGGTGCGCTATCTCAGGTACATCCGTATCCCAAATCACATTATAACCATAGTTCTCATCCCAAGTTAATCGTCCAGCAAAGAACTCTTTACGATAGCCATTGCTAAGTTCAAAGTCCTTCACCCATGCCGTTTCTCTACGGCGTTGCTGTCTAACTGTAAACAATTCTTTCATCTCTTGAATTGTTACTTGGTCTATTCCGTTCATTACGCTTCCTCCTCTTCTTCATCTTGCTCAACCATATCTACTACCACATTTTGGATTTCCCCATGATAGAGATTATCCTGCCACTCGTAGGTGGCGAGGTCACTTGCTTGCATGTCATCATCTGCCTCAAGAGTGAAGTAGAACTTGACTGTTACTTCTGCCTCGTACTGTACCGCATCATCTGATGGTTGTGGTCTCATTATATTACCTCTCGTAGTAGTAATCGGACTTGTGCTATCTTGCTATCGAGCCTTGCATCTGTCTGCTGTGTAAGCAACTGTAGGTAGTCGATAAGGACTTCCCGTAATTGCTCGCGTTGTTGCGCTGTCATGTTGCTCCTATCCTCTGTTGAATGACGGGGCATAGACTGGTTCTATGCTCGCGTTGACTAGATTCCTAGCCCATTCTACGGCTTTCTCCATAGTATCAAATGGACCATAGATTACTGTGCTATCCATATCTATTTGAGTTATGGTAATCCAACTGTTCACCATTTGCCCTGATAAGGGCTCGATGATGGTTATGGATTTGTTTGTGTCGGAATTTTTCTGTCCGTTTAAACGGATGGTATTATTTGCCGAAGTCGAAGTGCTTGTCATAGTACCATGATTCCTTTCGTTGAGCCATCTTAGCCTTGTCATGTGATGGTGTCCAGCATAGGCAGTCATCTTCGTATGCACCATAGCAGTCATAGCATGTGTAGCACATCTCGCAGTAGTAAGGATTGGAATCCTCATATGCGATAACGCCACATCTACTACACTCGTTGGTGTCTATCAACCCTGCTGAGCATCCTTCTTTATCCTTGGCTGGTGTAGACCAGTAGGTACTAGATGCCCATGTAGTTGCTGTAGGCACATAAGGCTTGTAGCCATCGTTAGACCACCACATGCCCTCATTGTCCCAATGACCAGCACTCTCGTTGATGATATAACATTGCTCCTTGGCGTTAGGGTCTAGGGTGAACACTACAATCTTGCTACCTAGTGACCACTTGCTGACCATAGTCCATACATGGTCATCATCTAAGGCGGTAACACCACCCATGGAAGGCAAGGTATCCTCTGCAAAGATGCGCGTATCGCTACGCTTATCGCTAGGTGCTATCTTGATATCTAAGATACCATTGTGAGCAAGGTAAGTATCTACATTGCTAGGCACCTTGAATGGGTGACAGTTGTCATCATTCTTGACACCATGCGTAGCATAGCGAGCATGGAACATAGCATAACTAGACGGGTACTGCTTGCGTACTTCTAGGAACTGTTTGATGATTTTCTTGGATGACATGCCACGACCTGTGACAATGCCATTAGGTGTAATAACTGCAAAGCCAAAGCCATGCGGATTATTACAGGATGCACACTCAAGGTCTTTCTTCTTGGGTGTTGAGTTAGGTGATGCTACGACGAGTAGACACATGTTATGCACTTACTTTCTGTCCGTTTAAACGGACACTAGGTTCAATGAGTCGCGCCATGCGCTCATTCAGTTCAGGGTACAAGTCTGCATGAGACTCGATATAGGTCATGAAGGAGTCGGTGCTTAGCCCACCTTCTTTGACTTGATTGACGGACATTACTCGGGTGAACTCAACGCTGGCATGCGCCAAGTCTATATGGGATTTGATGGTATCAACCTTGGTAGTACCGCGGAAGATGCGCATCTCTAGGGTTGCTTGGTTCTGTGTATTGACCGCAGAGTATCGGTCACTACGGGTGCCATGCTGAATCTTCTCGCGGAAACTACGCCATGTCTTGTAGTTGCGAGAGCCATTCTCATCACGCTCACCATTCCACGCTGATTGCATGACATCGTCGAACTTAGCCCAACGGCTAGATGAGCGACCAGCGAGAGTCTCGTAGAACACTTGATTGCTATAGACAAGGTTCAAGAATCGGTGCATGTGAGCACCGCCATTGAATCCTGTGCGTGAGATGTGGATGTGAACACCGCATGTACCCGTACCCCACGACCTTACTTGATAGGTTTCTCGAAGACCATTCAACACTCTGAATAAATCTTCTGCTTGATTCTTGTAGAAGTCATGCGACATTGGATGCGTAACCAACTCGAACCCATGATTGAGTGAGCCGTCATGCTTGAGGTACGCCAAGTCCATGCCCTCCAGTTGGTAAGCATACTCGGATGCCTCACCATAATTCCTACTGCCAGCCTCTACCTCTACCTCAATGCCAAAGAACAAGCGTTCATTCTTATCGGTACTGTGGAAGATAGGGTCAGGTCGGTAAGAGTAATCGTGGATAACTCTACTTGAATTACATGACTCGCAACCACTCTCGAAATATTGGTCACATTCATCACAGAAGATAGCATTGTTGTCAGCGCAGATATTGCACCAGTAACAGCCCCTATCTTCGATATAGTATGTGCCTTCTGTGCCCCATTCCTCACAGGAATCACACCAGTTAGCAGCACGCTCTGTACATGACAGGCACCAACGCGAGCATTGGTCTACCATGCACCAATCGTCATTCTCTGTGCCTATGTCATCACAGCGTTCACATATGTAAGCGCAGTCATCACACACCCTATCGTTACTATATGAAACTGTACATGAATTGTCAGAGTTAATGCCAGTTGAACATACCACGCATGTGAACTCTGAATCATCTTCTGTTTCTATCATAACCATTCCAATCTATCCGTTTAAACGGATAACTACATGAACGCACCATGCGCTCAAGTGGTACTAGTCTAAGCCCTAGCCAAGTTATTGTCAAGTAGGGCATCACTTATCTTGCCCCGTAATTGTGACACTTCGATAACTAGGATAGAGAACCCGTTCTTCTTATGGTTCTCCTCATTAGCCCTAAGTGCCATGCGGATGACCTCAACCTCTCTAGGTGTTAGGTCTAGTAGTAGGTTCTCGTTCATCGCTGGAACTCCATGACTGTCTCAAAGACAATATCGTCAAGTTTCTCGGTGAGTTCTCGCCACTCCGCAACGCTAAGGTTATGCCCAAGAATCTCTTGGACAAGTTCATAGTCGAGTTGCGACTGCCATGAATTGTTTGTGTCGGAAAAATTCCTCACCAATTCGTCTGATGATTGGTATGTCATTATTGGAGACCCCAAATTCCATCATCGGTCACTAGGTTGTACTGTCTGCGCCAATAATCACGCGACTTGGTGAGCCTGTAATTGGCAATCGCTGTGGTGATGATGACGATAATTGACGAAGTTAGCGCAATCGTTAACGCAACCAAGTCACATGCTGACAATGTAATCATTTTATATCCTTTGAACTATCCGTTTAAACGGATGAGGTAACAATCTGTTACCCCGTAGGTGAATGTATCGGTATCCGCTATGGTATCGCAAGCGTAGGCGCGTACAACATCATTTCAGGTTGCCCTGCTGATTGACTATACATACCGATACATTCGCGCTCACCGCAGGACTCGCACCTGCGTAACTACCTTTCGTGAGCCACCAGCCAGCACCGCCCAATTCGGTGCATGGCTATCGCCAATAAGACTAGTCTACCATTGGGCTAAGTTCTAGTCAAGCACCCTTTGGGCGTTGGCATGGTCATAGCATATCTTCTCGGTGGGTACACCTAACAAGAACGCATCTGTACCGCTATAGACTAACTCCGTAGAGTTGCAACCTTCTACCATACATTCTCTCATTGTGACTCCTTGTTGGATGACTCGCGCAAAGCGATTACTCCGCGCTCATATCGTTCACGCTCTGCCTTCTGCTCGTTCAGGATATTAGTCTGAACCTGAAGGTGAGCACTTAACTCATCTAGGTTAATCATTTCGTACTCCGTTCCATCCGTTTAAGCGGATGAGATAGTTGGGCATCAGTAAGAGTAGAACCCTTGCTGATGACTCTAGTCTACCCTATAAAGAAGTTTCGGTCAAGCACCCCTAATGCTTCGTGTCCGTTTAAGCGGATAGGGCGGTGTCATTCGTCAGCCGTTCTTCGGGGTTATCGCCATTCGTCGCTCGGTTTGTGTTGGTGGTAGGCGCGTGCCGTCACTCGGTTTGTGTTGGCCGAGAAAAAATAGGCAAAAAAATAACCCCACCCCCGAAGGGGTGAGGCTATTCTTTCGGCTATCCGTTTAAGCGGATACCATTGCGTTCTCGATTACAGCGTGGATTTCCGCTACTGTATCTTTCTGCTCCTCTGTGAGCGTGTTGATGTCTAGCGCGGTGAAGTAAGCGAGGATGTCTCCGAGAGTATCCTTGCTTCCCTTTGATGCGCTTGCGCTTGCCTTAGCCTTTGGGGCTTGCTTTGCTTTGCGCACAGTTGCAATCTCTTTGGTAAGAGATTCGAGAGACTTCTGTTGCTCACCCTTTCCAACCCCGAGGATGTCATAAGATGCCATCGCGGTGCTGAGTTGCTTTGCAACGGGTAGGGCGCTGAAACCCTTGTGAACTTTGCGGAAGTTAATCCATGTTGGAATTGCAGGGACATGGGATGCCTTGATGAATGATGACACCTTGCCACTATCCTCTAAGCCTTTGATGAACTTCTTTTTATCTGCAACCGATAAGCGAGATTCGAGAGTGAGAACATTGTGAAGATTCACAATGGATTCGACTATCTGAGCCTCAGACTTATTCGATACTTCACACACATTGTTCCATGCGCTAGTAATCTTTGGAGCCTTAACGATAACTACCTGCTTTGGTGCTTTCTTTGATGCGGTCATGATGAACTACTTTCTGTTGGGTATGGCGTTGTTGCCATGCCCTAACTATAGCATCCAACCTATCTATTCGCAAGGGTGCATGAAGTAGGCGTAATACACTTACTTTAGCCCTATGTTATCCGTTTAAACGGATGATGTATGCGGGGGCATGAGCGTAGGTAGATAGTTTACTCTCACATATACGCTCAGAATAACAATCAGCGCATCTTTTGACCCGAGATTTATTAAATCGAGGCGCACATATGTATATATACTCCCATAATTATTTTCTGTTATATTTAATACCCCCCTCAGAGTACTAAAAGTACTCCTCGGAGAGTGTGACTTACGTCACATCGTACGCTTAAGATATAAGGGTTCGGGGAAATACTTCCCCAACCCACTCGGAAAAGACCCGTTTGAACGGGTCTTCTATAGTATATATATTCATACGGAGTCGCTCCGTTTAAGACTCCGCTCCTCCTATATATATATTAAAATTTTTTCAAAATGCCCCCCTTATGCCGTTTATAGGGTACGTTAAATCGGCGTTTAGTACAGACCCAGAGACTGCTGCAGAAAAGCCTGGGTACCCCACCCTCTGCTTTAGCAAGGTGGGGATTATCTTTATGATAGGATGCTATGGGACGCAAGGCTGGAAAACAGACTTATACTAAGGAAGATGCTCAGGCTAAGGTATTAGCCCTTCTGGAGCAAGGTGCCACCGTCACAGCCGCTATGGCTGCCGTTGACCGTCAGGACACCGCCTTCCGCCAATGGACAATGCAGAACGCCGACTTCAAAGAGGCTTCAGATAAAGCACGCCTGGCGGGTAAAGGTATTAAGGCTGACCTAGCCGAGATGAAGGATATGCCCTTTGCGGAGTTCTCTGAGACCTTCCTGGGTTCTAAACTGTTTAACCATCAATTGGACTGGATTGACCTCATGGAGGGCAACACTCCTAGATGGCTACCTGCTGGTATGATTTATGAACCAGGCGACCCTGCCCGTGTGCTTATCAATGTGCCACCTGAGCACGCCAAGTCAACCACAATCACAACTAACTATGTGACCTACAAGATTGTGACCAATCCCAACACTAGAGTAATCATTGTCTCTAAGACTCAGGGTATGGCTCGTAAGTTTTTGGGTGCTATCAAAACCCGACTTTCCCACCCTGGATATGTTAAACTCCAGACGGCTTTTGGCCCTAATGGTGGGTATAAGGCAGATGCTACACAATGGTCTGCTGATATGATTTATCTAGGTACAGGTCGCGACTCTGGCGAAAAAGACCCTACGGTACAAGCACTGGGTTTTGGGTCCCAGATATACGGAGCACGTGCCGACCTGATTATCCTAGATGACGTGGTGATGGGTTCCAATGCTCATGAGTGGGAAAAGCAAATTGAGTGGCTTCAGAAAGAAGTTATCACTCGCTTAGGCCGTCATGGTAAACTTGTCATAGTAGGGACGCGTGTTTCATCTGTAGACCTCTACAAGATGATTAGAGATGGTTCACAATGGACTGGTGGCAAAAGCCCCTTTACTTATTGTGCCATGCCAGCAGTTCTCCAATTTGATGATAAGCCAAAAAACTGGAAGACACTCTGGCCAGAAACAGACCAACAAGAAAATGATTTGGACGATGTACTCGAAAATGGATTATACCCCAAGTGGGATGGACCCTCGCTCTTTAAGCGTCGCTCTGAGGTCGCTCCGTCTGTATGGGCTATGGTCTACCAGCAAGAAGATGTCCAAGAAGACTCAATCTTCTCACCTACCTGTATTGCAGGTTCAGTCAACGGAATGCGAAAGCGCGGACCGCTAAAGGCTGGTACCCCTGGGCATCCCCAGTATGTAGAAGGTTATACTATCATTGGTCTTGACCCTGCTATGGCAGGTGCTACGGGTGCTGTGGTATGTACCTACAATAGAGCAGATGGACGCATCTATGTCCTAGACTGTATCAACATGACCGACCCAAGTCCTGCAAAGATTCAATCTTTGATAGAGGAGTGGGTCGAGAAGTACCGCCCGCAAGAACTACGTATTGAAATTAACGCACACCAAAAGGCTTACGCCCTAGATGATGACTTGAGAGCCTATCTAGCATCCTATGGGTGCCAGTTGAACTCACACTTCACAGGCAAGAACAAGTGGGACACATCATTTGGTGTAGCGTCAATGTCTATGTTGTTTGGCAATACCCGTGATGGGCGTTTTCAAGACAACAACATTATCGAACTACCCAGCAACGAAGGTTCTGAAGGACTCAAAACCCTAGTGCAAGAACTTATTACCTGGAAACCAGATACTAAGAACCCAACAGACTGTGTTATGGCCCTATGGTTTGCTATTATCCGTATACGCGAGATGATGCAGCAAAGCAGTAACGCATCTAAGTGGATGCAAAACCGATGGACAACACAAGCACAAGCATCAAGACGACAAGCAGTTAACTTAGACGAGGCCTTTGCAGAGCAATGGTCCACTACATACGGATAGGAAATAAAATGGCAACATCAGGAAACATGAAACCAATGAGACGTGATAGCAACGGTAAAGAAACACTCAAGCCAGCACGTGGGGTTGCACGAAAAGGAACAACATCAACAGTAAAACCTATGAAAAAATACCCATTAGATTCTATTGCCAATGCAAAGAAGCCTAACAAAATGGAAAAAATTATTCAGGATGTAACAAACCGTTACCGCGTAACAGCACGTGAAGCACGTGACATTGTTACAGCAGCAGGAACAGCATTTCAGGCTGACCAAGGTGCAGCAATCAAGGCCCACGGCGGCCAAGGCGTTGCTAGCGGTCCAGCAGGAAAGAACTTTGTTAAGCAGGTTAAAGAAACTGCAATTGCAGCAGCAACTGGTAAAAAAGGAACAACATCTGATTATGTTCCACAATACAAAAATCAAGTAGTTGGAATGTACAGAAAAGGTACAAAGCGTAAGTAATAGCGCTATCGCACCAAGTTGAATGAGCAAAACAAAAGAAGTAATTAACTTTAATCGTTAGGACAATAATGGCATTATCAATGGAACAAGTAGCAGCACGCGTTGAAGCGTTGCGCTACCGCAACCACGAACGAGATGCTCGTAACCTTAACGTACTTGCAGTCCGTAAGGGCCAGATTGCCTCAGTTTACCCTGAGTTCTTCCCAGAGGGCGTAGATGCCAACGTAGTAGCAAACTTTATTGATGTGGTTGCACGCGACCTTTCTGAGGTCATGGCTCCACTCCCAGCAATCAACTGCTCTGCTGCTAACTCTGTTAGCGATAAGGCTCGTACCTTTGCTGACAAGCGTACCCGTATTGCCTCTAACTACTTTGTCCACTCTGACCTATCGGTGCAGATGTACTCAGGTGCGGATTGGTATCTCACATATGGTTTTGTTCCGTTCATGATTGAACTGGACGAAGAAAGCAAGTTGCCGCGTATCCGCGTAGAAAATCCAATTGGGGCTTACCCAGAATTTGACCGCTACGGACGTTGTGTGGCATTTGCAAAACGCTATATGATGACCCTTGGAGAACTTGTTTCACAGTTTCCAGAGTATGAAACTCAAATCCTTGGCCGTGATGGATATAAGCAAGACCTGCATGCGCAGGTTGAAATGGTTCGTTATTACGACAAGGACCAGTCTGTAATTTATTTACCTAGAAAAGGTAATTTAGTTTTATCTAGCGCATTGAATCCAATGGGCAAGATGATGGTTGTCGTAGCGCGTAAGCCGTCTATTGATGGCGAGATGCGTGGACAATTCGACGACGTATTAGGTATTCAACTTCTCCGCAACCGTTTCGCCCTATTGGCAATGGAAGCAGCAGAGAAAAGTGTTCAGGCACCAATCGTACTACCACAAGACGTTCAAGAACTCCAGTTGGGTGGAGATGCGGTTATTCGTACCTCCAACCCAGCGGGCGTTCGTCGTGTCGAATTAAACATTCCACAAGGCGCGTTCACAGAAGCACAACTCCTTAACCAGGAACTTCGCTCAGGTACTCGTTATCCAGAAGGACGTTCTGGTAACATTGATGCAAGCATCGTTACAGGTCAAGGTGTACAGGCACTTATGGGTGCCTTTGATACACAGGTCAAATCAGCACAGGCAATCTTTGCTGCTGCTCTACGCGATGTTGTTTCTCTCTGCTTTGAAGTAGATGAGAAGATTTTTCCAATGGAAAAGACAATCCGTGGTGTTGACTCTGGTAGCCCATACGAGATTACATACAAGCCAATCAAGGACATCAAGGGTGACTACTCTGCAGATGTCCGCTATGGCATGCTTGCTGGTCTTAACCCAGCACAAGGACTTATTTTTATGCTTCAGGCTCTTGGTGGTGGACTCATCTCCAAAGATATGGCAATGCGTGAACTTCCATTCACCGTTAACGTAACTCAAGAACTTGAAAAGATTGAAATCGAAAACATGCGTTCATCACTGCTTAGTGGTATTACCGCAATGGCTCAGGGTATTCCGCAGATGGCCACACAAGGTGGAGACCCAGCATCTATCGTAACTAAGATTGCGGGAGTAATTTCTGCACGTCAAAAGGGTCAAACCCTTGAAGAGGCTATTGCCAACGTGTTTGCTCCTCAGCAACCAGTTCCTCCTGCTGGTGCTGCAACTTCTCCTGTTGAGCAGCCGTCCCCTGTTCCAGGCGCGGCTCCAGTGGGAGGTTCTCCTCAAGGTTTAGCAGCACCTACACCTCCACCAGATTTACAAACAATTTTATCCACACTCAGTGGTAATGGCAAGGCTTCGGGACGAGTAACACTTAAGGGATAACAATGACAACGCTAGTAGCAATCCAGGGTGACGGATGGTCGGTACTAGGATGCGATTCAAGACTCAGTGATGAGCATGGTCGTTTTCAAATTGCAAAGACACCAAAAATAGTAGATAATAACGGTGTATTAATTGCGGGATGCGGCTCATCACGGGCCAGCAATATCTTGCATTATGGCTATGTACAACCTAAGCCAACAGTTAGAGAAGATTTAAACATTTACATGACAATGAAGTTTATACCGCAAATGCGTAAAAACTTTGTAGATGCTGGCATAGACATGAAAGAGGACGGCGATGTCGCACTTATTGATGGCGGATTCCTCATATCCGTCAAAGGGCAAGTTTTTTCGGTTTCTGAAGATTATTCGTGGGATACTGATATTCGTAACGTGTATGTCATGGGCAGTGGTGGCGATGTTGCCCTCGGTGCGTTGGCAGCGTTGGGTGTGGAAAAAGTAAAGACTATTAATCAAGCAGAGAACATTGTTCGTAAGGCAATTGCTATTGCAATCCAATATGACAATATGTGCTCTGAACCAATTCATATATTTAAACAATACGCATAGGAGTAAACATGGGTGGAAAAGGAAGCGGTGGCGCTAACGGCGGACCACAGTACAATCCAGCAAATGTTTCTGGTACTGGCGGAGCAGGACAAAGTGGTAACTATACTGGCTTTGGCTACGGCAAGAATCAAGAAGTAAATAACCAGCGTATACAGGGGAATCAAGCAATGGCATCTGCTCAAGCAGCAACACCATCTGCACCAGCAGAACCTTACGCAGGCGTTAACATGCCAAAACTAAACACACTCTTTGACCCAACTACACGCCCTAATGAACCAATCACAGCAGGTGTAGACTTTGGCCCTGGCCCAGGAAGTGAAGCACTCCCACAGGGATTGATGAACAATACTCGCATTGACGAGAATGCAAAGATTGCTGCGCAGTATCTACCAGATTTGGCAATGGCTGCTAGGTCTGCAGATGCTCCAGATTCATTTAAGAACTTTGTAAATTACCTCATCCAGAACAGTCAGAGTGCAGCACAGAATGGTTGATTCTACTTGGATGCCTGGTAGCCTCTTTGACAACATTGACAAGTTTGCTAATTCGCTTGGGTATCAGAACTCAGCAATTGCAATTGAACTTGCTATGATGTCTTGGAAGTCACCAGATGAGCGAGACGCTTTCATCACTAGTATTACTGGTGAAGACCCAAAGGGCGGCACTGAAAAAAATTATATTAAACAAAACTTCTAGGGGGTAGGCATGGCAGTATTTAATTCATTCCTATCTACACTGGGTACGGGACTAAAGACCATTACAGGTGGCGGAGACTACCTTAGTGAAGAAGAAAGAAAAAAGCAAGAGGCACTTAATGCAACCATTAAAGATGCTATTGCAACTACTGATAAGATAACTTCTAATATACCTGGAAACAAAATTGCAAAGGCTGCTACTAAAGTTAGTGCAGATTTTCTTTTACGTGCTGCAAAGAAATTTAATGACAATATTTACTCACCTTTAATTTCTAAACCAATTTCTACTCTTGGCCTTTTGACAGATAAGAGTTCACCTCTTTACAAAAAAGGTCAATACGAAGAAGGTTTTCAATTTTCTGATATCAAAGCAGCGTATGACCGTTCTGCTAAAGTATCAGCAATGCAGGCTCTTACTAAGTCTAGCCTAGTACCATTAGTACCACAAGCAGTCCTTTCTTATGGCAAAATTGACCTTAACGATGTAAACCTGTGGAATGATGAAAGCATCAAAAAGAATTTTGTTGATAACGCTGTTGGTCGCTGGTTTACTGGTATAGGCGACCTTGTTGTTGGCTCAAAAGGTATTACAGCATTTGGCAAGATTGCCAAGGTTGCTGCAGTTACTACAATAGCCAAACCACTTGGTTTATACACCAAAGGCAAGACAGTTGAACAACTTGCAGCGGACATGGAAACTGGCATTCTACACGGTGCTACTAATGGCGCTCAGGGAACTCAAACAGTTTCTGGCAGCCATGCTCTCTTGCTTGCTGGCACAAAAGACTGGGGAGTAATTGAGGACCTAGTTTCCAAGTACAGTACCAATGAAAGATTGATTCCAATCATTCATGATGCAACTGATGCCAATGTAGTAAAAGATTTAATTCTTGCCGATAAAGGCAACTCTGCAGCACTAGAACGCCTTGCTGCAACAGCAAGTGATAAATTATTTGATATGAGCAATGTTAAGGCTCAAATTAAAAATAAAGTTATCCAAGACGGAATAGTGCCAATGCCAACTGGTCCTAGTGCCCTGCGCTTGCAAAAAGCATTTGATGATGCTATTGCTAGCAACCCACAATTCAAAAGAATCAAAGATGCATTTTTTGATGATAGTTATAATCCACTTGTTGGCGGTAAAGAATTTTTCCCTATAGAACCAACCATTGGCAAAGAACTCTTTATCAAGGGTGAAGGAAAACTTCGCAGTGCAAAGTCTGCAATCCGTAACCGCGAGTATGATGCTTTTACTCCTAAACCAGGAACCGCAAGAGCGGCATTTGCAGAAACCACAATTGGCGAGACCCTTGGTGGTCTTGTGATGAAAGGTGTTCGCCTTGCTGGCCGTGGCACAGAAGCACTACCAACTGGATTTGTATCTTTCTCTGGTATGCGTCCACTACAAGCACGCGTTGAACTTAAAGGCTTTCTTGACAACCTAGAATTGCTCAGAGATGGTAATGCAAAAATTGTAACAGGTTTTGCCAATGGACAAAAAGTTGAAGAAAAAGTTTCAATTGTCCGACAGCGCATGGAAGCACAATACCTTGCCACTCTTGGACAAGAATCTATTATTCAGGTCAACGCCCTTAAGGCAATTGACACTCAAATTGGTAACATGCTTGCGTTCAAGGCTGGCAAGTATAACCTAAAAGAAATTGATTCTTACGTATCTAGATTTCAAATGAATACAAGCAAAGGCATTCAGTCTGCAAAGACCAATGGATTTGGTATTGGACACGACGGCAACGTTTCATTGATTGACCCACAGACAGTCCGTCAACTTGCTGATTCCTATCGCTTTACTCCTTGGGACGATATTGAGCGCCAACTAAACATTGAGACTGCCAAAGGAATAAAAAGCACAGGTCGTAAAGCGCAACGTCTTCGTCGAGATGTATTTCAGGAACTAAACAGCCTTTGGTCATATGACGTACTTGCACGCCCATCATATGCTTTTAAACAATCTCTGTTTGAACCTATTATTAGTGCTGGGCTTTCACAAGGTATTCACTTTGTTTACAATGACATCATTCGTGGTGGCTTAAGCATGACAGCAAAAAACACTTATAACTTTGCTAATGATTTTTTAAAACGAAAAATAACTAATCGTTCTGAATACAAGGCTGTTGCCAGCAATGTAACTGATAAGTCTAAGGCGCTTGAACTCGCAATTCGCATTAAGGCAACTGCCCAGGCATCGGTAGAAGAACTGCTAACAACTGCTTCTCCAGCAACTAAGGCTCAACATCTTACTGCTGCTCAAAAAGAATTAAAGACTGCATCAAAGATTGTTGATGGCATTGAACTAGATTTGCGCGATGCAATGGTTCCTTATGGTGGCCTTGAAGCAGTACCTAGCATGGCAACCCTTGAACGCAGATTAGCATACCTTGAGACCCAACCTAGTGCTGCTGCTAAGATTTCAGATATAGCAGATGCTAAGGCTGCAATAAAAAACTATAAAGATGTTATTGCAAAGTTAGCAACCAACAAGCAAGTTATCATGGATGCTGACAAGGCTGTTGAAGATGCATACATTAAGATTGATGCTGCCGTCAAAGAACTTGGCGAAGCAAGAGTAAAGCAGGCAGATGTATTTGGTAAGAGCGCAAAATTTAAAGAACGCTATTATTCAAAAGAAAAGCATACTTTTATTATTAAGGGACAACAAGTATCTGTTGATTCATTCGTGCAGGAGCAATCCTCAGGAGGAGTTAATAACTTTACCTCTGCTATCCGTGAAGAGACAAAAAACGGCCGCACTAATACACTTACCTTCTTGGGCGAGATAGCAACTGGGCAGACAGCGTCGCTAATAAAGCGTAAAGCACCACTTGCAAAAATTAGTATTACTGACCCAGCATATTTTGAAGAACTTGCCCATATTGCAAATCGTCAATATCGTGGCGATAAACTTATGGATTTAATTTTTGCCGAAACTTCAATGGATGACATTCTTGCTTGGTCTAAGACCGATGCTGGTAAGGGATATCTAAAGAATCCAGCATTTAATATTCATGATGCTAAAGAAATACCAGCATACCTTGCAGATAAGGTTGCCCTAGTACAGCGCATGTTCCCTTCATTTGAGGCACGTGCAGCAATCCTCAAGGGTGAGGTAACATCACAGAAATTAGAGAAATTACTGGCACCATATTCTGATAGACTCTTTGATATTATACCATCAAACTTTCATTATGAGATTAATACATTTGGTCAAAGTGGGTTTGCTCAGGCAAGCCAAGGCTTTAATAAATTTACATCAAAAACTTTTAACTTTTTAGCATCTGTTGAAAACCCTATTCGTGCTATGCTATTCGACAAGATGGCAACTGAAAATGTTGCTAAGAGAATATCATATTTAACAGACCAAGGGTTTAATATCACAACAGATACCTTTAACAGTGTGCGTCAAGCCGCTGGACGTGAGGCGCTACAGGAGATGGAAAAGACTCTTTACACAGTCAATAATCCTAATCGTTTTATCTCATCATTGCGTGGAATCATAGCATTCCCTGGTGCAAACGTCAACGCATTTATGCGATATGGTCGTCTTGCTGCTAAGAACCCAGTTCGAGCAACTGGCATTCTATCTAACTATGGCAGAGCATACACTACATTTGGTGTGGATGAGAATGGCAATCCAACGGATGACATTAACAAGATTACTCACCTAATCGTACCAGGCAGCAAGGAAATTAATGCTGCTTTTGGTGGAAGTGGACAAGGGGTAAAACTTAGTACCCAGTCACTTGGATTCCTTCTTAACCGTCCAGGACCATCGTTTATTACAAGCCTTACAATAGGTGAAGTAATGAAAGAATTTCCAAAGACTGAATCTGAAATTGAACAGTTTTCTACTATCGGTGGAATAAATTGGTACAAGGTATTCTATCCATATGGAGCACCAACTTCTGTTACAGATACATTCCGACCACCTTGGCTTAAGAATGCCATCAACGGGTTTATCGGACCAGAAGGACAAAAAGATTACCTTAGTTCTTGGAAGTCTATCTACAACTATCATGCAATGTTAGTTGAAATGGGCATTGAAGAAGACATGCCATCTGATAAAGATATTAGAAGTGAAGTAATGGGCCTCTGGAAGGTAAAGTTTTTCTCTACCTTTATGTCTCCCTATGCTGGTATCCCATACAAGGTCGACACAAACCCTATGGGATTAGCATCTACACTATACTACAAGTTACAAGATAAGTACCATGCCCAAGGAATGACCAACCAAGAAGCACGTGATGCTGCTGGTGAGGAAATGCTTTCTCTTATGGGTCCTGGTTTTATGCTTGATAGAGTGTCTTTTACTGGTTCAACAAAAAATATTAATATTCCAGCAACATATGAATCATATGCTAGGGTGTTTGAAAACAATGATGACCTAGTTGGCAGACTTGCTAACATTGATTCTGGTGATATTGGTTTAGTTGGCTTACTTACAGCAGACCTTAACTATAATCCAACAGAACAATCCAATAACATCCTTTCATTGCTTGCTGACCCAAAGAAAACACTTCCTGGGACAAGCAAGAACCTCAATGACCTCAAGATGAATCCTAAAGAGATTGAGATTGAGCGCCTTAAGCAGCGCACATGGGACCAGTATATGACAGTAAAACAGGCCTTAGAGGCCAAGATTACTGATGGTAAGACTCTGCGCGCTCACCCAGAACTAAAGGCTGTTCTTGATAATCTAGCAGTTACAGCATTCAAGGACCAAAGCCAAGCATGGTATGACCAGTACCAATTAGCACAAAGTGGCGATAGTTCTTACAAATATGCTCGAGGTTTGCAAGAGATTGTAAACGATAAGAACTTTATGGCTAAGAGTGGCAAGAGCCAGTTCTGGCAGGATACAAAAACGTTCTTAGAGTCTCGCGCTATTTTTACTCAAGTATACCAGGCTTTGCCTGACTATGACCCACGTAAGGGACAACTTAAAGATGCCTATAATGCTTGGGTTACAACGAATGCTAACCAATGGGATGGCAACTTGAAAACAATTCTTACACGATACTTTGACAATGACTCACTAAAGGCGGTTAACTAACATGGCTCTTACACCAGAGCAAGTACCTTTTGATGAGAACAAGGATGGCAAATTAACTGGCGCAGAAATGTCCAACTATACTGCCGCAACCATTGCTAATGCTTTCTCAAGCGACACCTCAGGCAATCCAAAGTCTGGCACATCGGTTGATACATCTGTAACCAAGTTAACTAAAGAATCTGCACGTGCCCTCATGGAGAAAGCGGCAGAGGCTGCAGACTACATGGGAACATTCTCAAGTGCAGACGTTACACAGTTCATGAATGAATTTGATGCAGAACAAGCACGCAATGTTGCTAAAGTTATTACAAAAACAGCATCAAAAACAACTAAAGGTGGAACAACCGCTGCAGCAGTTGACACTACTGCTGATAGCACAGCAAAGACAGAGTACCCATCAGCCTTCAAGCCCGAACAATTTGCATCTGATTGGGTATGGTCAAAGATTAACTTTAAGGATGAAAAGACCCTTGGAACTAAATCTGTTACAGCACTGTCACAGGTGCGTGGAGTTATTGACTCATTCCAACTACTTGGAGTATCTGATGCAGAAGCAAAAATTGCTGCAAAGCAGATTGCTATGGGCAAGAAAACTATTGCTGAGTACACTACAGATTTACAGCAAATTGCTATCAGAGAATACCCACAGTTTGCGGATAGATTTAAACTAGACCCAACCCTTACAACATATGATATTGCTTCTCCTGTTATCAATATGGTTGCTAAGACTCTAGAAATTGACCCAAAGACTGTCAAGATGGACAATCCAATCGTATTGGCATACACGCGTTATGCTGGTGCAGATGGCAAGGGTACTCCTCCATCATACTATGATTTACTTCTTAAGACAAAGCAGTTACCAGAATATCAGAAGACTCAACAGGCAAATAACGAAGCCCGTGACTCAGCGTCATCACTTGCTAAAGCACTAGGATATGGACTTTAATGAAGGCCCCAATAGAATCAGATGGCACAAGTAACCTTACGCCAGAACAAGTAAAAGCAGAGGCAGCATCAGTAGCAGCCAAGGCTGCATTAACAACTGCTGGCAATAAGGCTAAGGCTAACCCAACCCCAGCAAATATTGCTGCTATGAAAGATGCATTTGCTGCATCACAAGCAGCACCAAGTATTGCTTCAACAGCAGCAGCCACAATTAAAGATATTACTAATAGCATCCCTGCAATTCAAACAAATATTGCAACAGCAACTGCAGATACAAAGGCAGCAACAGCATCAGCAGATGCAGCAGCCAAAGAAGCAGCAGCAGTTGGTACCAATGGAGTAACATTTCCAAAGGCTGGAACTTTATTGCGCTACAAGGCTGGCAAGGCAACTGGGTCACGCATCGCGGTATACGCTGATGGCAATGGCGGAGAATTTGATGGGGAAGAAACTAACAACCCAGTCAATCCAAGTAGCACAGGATTTACAGATACAGGAGTAATTACTCTTGCTTCCAATACATTTGCCAATACTATTGGGCTCCTTATGGGAGAACTCGAAGCAAGTCAGCCATGGGTTGAAGAATTACGTACAATTGCACAAGGATTTATAAATACTGGTTCATCAGTTGACGAATCAATCAACCTAGCCCTACGTGATGCCAAAGCACAAGGCAAGGCTAGTAAGTTTGTACAGCGTTTTTCAGCAATTTTTAAATTACAAGATAGACTCAACTCTGGTGAGACCGTGCAGGTTCCAACCATTGCTGAATATGTTAACTCAGAACAGGCACTTGGTGATGTATTTCGCTCTGTTGGACTAGGCGATTTGGCCAATCAAGAGACAGCAGCAAAGATTCTTGGTGATGCTAATAAGTCTGTTTCAGAGGCAACATCAATTATTGTAGATGTTTTTAATACAATTGATAATGCACCAGAGACACTTAAGGCTGATTTGCAGCAACTTGCTCCAGGGCTAGACAGAACATCTCTTGCTAAGGCGCTATTGCTTGGTAAGGAAGGCGCTGCCGAACTCACTAAAAAGGTTGCTAGTATCTCACAGATATCTGCTGCTAAATCACAGGGTGTAGCAATTGACTCAGCAATGGGTTCAGACCTAGCAGCAGGAGGAGCAACTTATGGTTCTTCTCTTGGTAAGTTTGCAACAGTCAAGCAACTAGAACGTGGACAGTCACTCGGACAGATGAGTGGTATTGACTTTACTCAGAATGATGCTATTGCATCAACATTTAACTCTAGTGCTGCTGCAGATGAGAAGATTCGCAGAATCAACGAAGAAGAGCAGAATAGATTTGCTGCTAGAGGCGGGAGACTGGCCTCACAAGATAGAGCACTTAACCAATACTAAAATAGAATCCTGCATGGACCCATCGGCCCCATCAGCGTATTAGACCGATAGCAAGAGCCAACCTGGTTCCCCGACCAGCAATTGAGGCTTGCGACTACAACGAATAGAAGGGTGGTTGCTATGAGCAACAACTACTGGGATGAAGAAGACGAAGACCTAGATACCGAAACAGAAACACCAATGGACGGAAGCGACCTCTTAAAGAAGTTGCGTAAAGCCAAGCGTGCAGATGAAAAGCGTATCAAAGACCTCACTGAGCAACTTGAGACATTATCCAAGGGGCAGCGTGAGCGTATCGTCAAGGAAACCCTAGAAAAGAAGGGTGTGAATCCAAAAGCAATACGTTTAGTCCTAAAGGACTTGGATGATGTTAACGAAGAGTCAGTGAGTAACTGGCTCGATGATAATGCAGACTTGTTTGGGCTAGAAGTACGCCAGGATGCGCCTGAAACGAATAACCAAAACCGCGCTGCATTACGTCAGCAGGACATGGTTACTCAGGGTGCAATAACACCTGACAGAGCCGAAGATATGTCAATGAGGATTGATAATGCTAATTCAGCAGAAGAAATCATCAATTTGATTTATGGCTCACAAAACCAATCATAGTTTCTAACTACAAAAAGGAAATAACCTAAATGGCTAACGCATACGTATCCACAGACTCCGCCTCTCTCGGCGGAACCGCTGGTGGTGCTGGTTTAGTACAGAAGGCTTATGACCGACTTCTCGAGTTCGCGCTCCGTTCAGAGCCACTCATTCGTTCAGTCGCAGATAAGCGTCCTGCTAAGCAAGCAATTCCAGGTTCAACAGTTGTTCTACAACGCTACGTTGACCTATCAGCAGCAACAACTGCTCTTTCAGAAGCAACAGACCCAGATGCAGTAGCAATGTCTACACCAACATCAGTTACAATTACTCTTGCTGAGTATGGTAACTCTGTTCTTGTAACACGTGCTTTGGAACTCTTCAGCCTTGCTGATGTAGACCCAGCAATTGCTAACATTATTGCATTCAACCTTGCAGATTCAATTGATGCAGTCGCAATGGCAACATTGCGTGCTGGAACAAACGTAATCTACGCAGGCTCAACTGCAACATCAACAGCAACAGTTACTGCTGCTGCAACACTCTCTTCTGCTAACATCCGCAAGGCTGTTGCTAAGTTGCGTGCTGGTAAGTCAGTCGCTCGTAAGGGCTCACTTTACTGGGCTGGTATCCACCCAGAAGTTTCACACGACCTTCGTGCAGAAACAGGTTCAGCAGGATGGCTCCTTCCAAATCAGTACGGTTCTGCACAGGACCGCATCTGGGCGGGAGAAATTGGTACATACGAAGGTGCATACTTCGTAGAGTCACCACGTTTGTACAATGCTACAGACGGAGCATCATCTGCTCGTAACTACCGCACAATCATCGCTGGACAGCAAGCAATGGCAGAAGCCGTTGCTGAAGAGCCACATGTAGTCATCGGACCAGTCGTTGACAAGTTGATGCGTCACCGCCCAATGGGTTGGTACGGCGTACTCGGCTTTGCTCGCTACCGCGAAGAAGCACTATACCGAATCGAATCAGGTTCATCAATCGCATCATAGTTGATTGACGGGTGGGGCTAGGGAAACCTAGCCTCATCAGTAAGTTCACTAAGGAGAACTAATGGCAAATTGGACGTTTGAAACACCGTATGTGCTAGAAGGCCCATCTGGGGGACACAGGTTATTCTACTTTGCCAATTTACGCAAAGGGATTACAATTGTTAAGACTGATGGTGAATATTATCAGACTCGCTATCCAGTAGAAGAAGACTTGCTCACATACGATGAAGTCTATCGTGGTGGGTATAAGCATACAGTTAACGATGCTACCAAGGCAGCACTCATTGCTGGTGGCGTAGATGTAGTAGAGGCTAATTTTACAGCACAATAAGGGACGCAATGAATTTACATCGAATACAGGCACATCCAGAGTATGTTGAAGGTTGCTTCGGTTGTAAGATAGGAACTCTTGAACTAGGGACTGGCGATGCAGCCAGAGATATTCCTGACAAAAAGTGGAACTCAGAACTGCAGGCATACAGAGATGCTAAGGCTCAGGGAATCCAACCAGGTGGTACAACTAGAGCACATATAGAGGCAGCACACACAGCATCAGAAACACTGGGCAAACCGTACAACTCGGAAACAATGCCTAAGGCACATCAGATTACCAAAAAAACCGCTGAAGTTATGAAAGAGATTGGGCAAGCATAATGGCACTTACACAGAAGCAAAAGGCTGCAATTGCAGACCAGGCAAGAAAGAATATTGCTAAACGTGCCGCTACGCAGCGCACTAAAATTAGCGCATCTGAAGCCCGTACTGTAAGCAGCAAGATGAACAAACGACCTGGTGCCATGAAGGGCTTTACCCTTAAGGACAGTTCCCTACTCAGCAAGAATGAGAAGAACATCCTTGGTGCCACATCTAAGGCTAATGCTGCTAAGGAAAAATTTCTTCAAAAGAATCGCAACTTTGCTAAAGGAACTGGCAAGTTACCTACCAAGCAGCGTGTTGGTACCAAGTCTGAATACAAGCAACTAGGTAAAGATATTGAAATGCGTAAGCAACTGATTGCTCGTAGCAAGGTTGCCCGTGCATCACAGGCTGCCCGCACAGCAAATCCAGCACCAGCAAAGGCAACAACATTAACAAAAGCGGTAACACCAGTGGCAACAAAAAAGACAACTGCTACTTCCAAGGTTAAGGCTTCTACTGCGGCAATTAAGAAGAGAACATCACCAAACACAAACAAACCTAAAATTGTAACAAAAAATGATGCATTAAGTTTTTCTGCCAAAGGAAAAACTCAAACACCTCAGGCACGAAAATTAAAAAGCGCTCAAGATAAAGTTACAAAGACAAAGAAACTTCAGACACTTGAGCAGGCTAAAGCATCTGCTCCAAAACCAATAAGCACACTTAAGAAACCAGCATCTATGGAATACATGTCCAAGACCCCTGCTAGCGCACTATCAAAGCCAGCAGGCAAGATTGCCTCTAAGGTTTCTGATGTCAAGAAGGCTGCTAGTTCAACTAAGGTTGGCAATGTAGTCAAGGCAGCAGCAAAGACAACTGCTGCTAAATCTGTAGCATCTAAAGCATCATCTGTTGCCGCTAAAGTTGGAAAGAGCAAGTTGGTCAAAGGTGCTGGTTTGGTTGCAAAAGTTGCTACTGCCGTAGGCGTTGTAAAAGAAGCCAATCAAATTAAAACTGGCCAAGCAGAAAAAGATTTCCGACGCATTCAAGCACTTGAGAATCGAGTTGCCGCAGCAAAAGGTCAAAAGCCTAAGTACACAAAGAGTGGCTCTAATCGCAATCTTGGTGAGTCACTTAAGGTTGATGCTGGAAATGCATTAAGTTTTGTTGGTCTTGGAAAGTCTCGCAAGGCTCGCCTAACAGAACTTAAGACTATGGCTGCTAAGGCAGAAAAGAAGAAGAGCCTAACTAAGCCAGCGGCTAAGCCTGCTGCAACTGCAAGCACACCTAAGACATCAACAGGTTCAAAGCCTGCAGCAACATCAGGAAACAAGTACCGCGTAAATGCTGGAGATACCCTATCAGGTATTGCCTCACGCGCTGGAGTTTCACTTAAAGACCTACGTGCATCTAATCCACAAATTACAGACCCACGTAAGATTTATCGTAATACAGGAGTTGTAATACCTAAGGGTGGCAAAGTGCCAACAGGTGGATATACTAAGAAGGCGAAGTAATCATGGCTAAGATGACAGCAAAGCAGATGAAGGCATATAACATGTTTGAGAAGACTGAACCTGCAAAGGTTAAGAAAGCCGAACTTGGTAAGAAGCCAGAGACTAAAGCCGAAAAGGCTAAAGAACTTAAAAAAGGAATGCACCTTATGAATGGCAAGATGATGAAGAACTCTGCTATGAAAAAGGCTGCTCCTAAGAAGATGGGCAAGAAGAAGTAATGGCAACACGTATTTCTCCTATGGGAACACAAGCACGCACTGCGCAAGCAAAGGCTACAGCAAAGGCAACACCAAAGGTAATTAGCCCACGCAAGCGTATTGATGTGTCAAAGATGACACCTGCTCAAAAGAAAGCATACTACGACCAAAAAGGGTATGACAATTACTAATGAAGAAGCATCCAGGATTCAAGGCAAGCCAAAAGAAAATTGCTGCAAAGCAAGGTGTCTCGATGGCAAGTGCGGGTGCAATTCTTGCTGCGGGTGCGAGGAAAGCATCGAAAGCAGCAGTTAAGGCTAACCCACGTTTAAAGAAAGTATCGGGCGTAATTAAGAAAAAGGTTAAGTAATGCCTAAAGCAAAATCAAAAGTAAATGCTGCTGGTAACTATACCAAGCCTGGCATGAGGGCATCGCTATTCAAAAAGATTAAGGCTGGCTCAAAGGGTGGAGACCCTGGTGAATGGTCTGCTCGTAAAGCGCAGTTGCTTGCAGTTCAGTACAAGAAGGCAGGCGGGGGCTACAAGTAATGGCACTTGCTAAATCACAGCAGTCACTCAAGAAGTGGACTGGCGAAAAGTGGAAGACTTCTGATGGTAAGCCATCCAAAGGTAAGAAAAGATATTTGCCTGAAGCGGCATGGAATGCTTTATCTCCTAGTGAGAAAGCAGCGACCAATAAGGCTAAGGCTACTGGGAATGCCAAGGGTAAGCAATTTGTTAAACAACCTAAGAGCATAGCCAAGAAGACAGCAAGTTATAGGGGTAAATGATGACAGCAGCATGGACACGCAAAGAAGGCAAAAACCCTGCTGGAGGGCTCAATGCCAAGGGCAGAGCATCGTACAAGGGTGGGACCCTCAAGGCCCCTGTAAAGAGCGGTGACAACCCCCGCAGAGCCTCTTTCCTGGCACGTATGGGCGGTATGCCTGGGCCAGAACGCAAGCCAAATGGCGAACCAACAAGATTGCTCCTATCACTCAACGCGTGGGGTGCAAGTTCCAAGGCTGATGCTAAAAAGAAGGCAGCAGCAATATCTAAGAGAAACAAAGGAAAAAAATAATGGCAAAGGTAACAATTACAGGACTTAAAGTACGCAAGATGGCAAAAGACCATAAGTCTGTTGCACCAATTCACAAGCCAGCAGGAAAGCCTAAAGTGCTTGCAGCAATTATGCGTCCACCACTAACACGTGGTCCAAAGAACTAAGTAACTAACAAAGGTGGGGACAATGGCACAAGAAACAGTATCAATTGCATGGTGTGACAACGGCAACGTTGATGGCAAATTTATGCATGGCGTAGCAAACGTACTCCTTGAATCAGGAGTTAAGTTTGAATCTACTATCCGTAGTTGTGGTAATCAGATTGCCCGACAGCGTGAGTTTGTAATCCGTCACTGGTACGAGAAAAGCAAGGCAGATTGGCTACTTTGGGTTGACTCAGATGTAGTAATTAGTTCAGAAAAGTTTCTTAAACTTTGGAACAAAAAAGATAAGGTCAAGCATCCAATCGTTACTGGTGTTTACTTTACAACAAAAAATCCAGAAGAACCTTTAATGGTTCCACTACCTACAATCTTTAACTTTTCGGAACGAGAAGATGGCACGGTTAATATCAAGCCAATTCATCCAATGCCAAAAGATAAATTTATTAGAGTAGATGCCGCTGGCATGGGATTCGTCTTAATGCACCGCAGCGTGGTAGATAAGATTGTTGAAACAGTACCAGATACTGCTATGTTCTTGGAGGCTGGAAGCGAAAAAACTTTTATCGGAGAAGACATATACTTTTTTGCCCTATGTGGCAAAGCAGGAATTGAAGTATGGTGTGATACATCAGCAACTGTTCAGCATATGAAACGATTCTCATTTGATGAGCATTACTACGGAGCCTTCTTTGGCGCAGTAGAACAGAAGTCAAATTTAATATTACCAAAACGTTAGGAAAGGTCAATAATGGCACTAGGAAAAGCGGGCAGCACGCTTACAACAGAACTTAACAGGCTAGCAGGAACTACTGGGCTTGATAGCCAAGGCGCTGCTAATGTGTATGCTGGTACCACTGGACTTGGTGTAGTAGGGGCTTTGAACATTAAAGCATCTTCTTCGCGCACAAGAGACAAATTTAAAGATATTGATGGAATTTGTAATGAACTTGCTGGAACAACTGGGCTTGCGGCCCCTGCAGCGTTAAGGAGCATCAACGTCTAATGACAACTCTAACTAACATGATTGATGAAGTGCTTGTTAATCTTGCAGGATATACATTCCAGCAAGACCGAAGCACTTATCTCACAACTGCAGTAACGACAACCACATCAACTAGCGCTTCCCCTCTAGTTATGTCACTTGGGTCAACTGACTCAGTGGGTAAGGGTATCCTAGAAGTTGATGAAGAACTACTATGGGTAGATTCATTTGACCGTGTTGCTAATACAGCAACCGTATCTCCTTATGGCCGTGGCTACCTTGGTACCACAGCAGCCACACACGCCGCTGACAGCAAGGTAACTATCTCGCCAACTTTCCCACGTTTTAACATTAAGCGTGCAATCAATGATACTATCCGCTCTCTTGGAGCAAACATATTTTCTGTTAAGTCAACTACCTTTACGTTCAATGCCGCTGTGTCCACCTATGCTCTTGCTAATTTAAACATTAAGAACATCATATCACTTAGTTGGCAGAGTATTGGACCATCAAAAGAATGGGTTCCAATCCGTCACTGGGATTTTGACTCTTCTGCAAACCCAGAAGCATTTGGGTATGTAACTGGAACAGACTCCGTACAGACAATTACACTAGGTGAGTCACCAATTCCTGGTCGTAAAGTAAAGGTAATATACGGGTCCAACCCAACACCATTTACAAGCAACTCAGATGTATACACTACAACAACAGGATTGCCAGAATCAACCCGTGACATAGTGGTTCTTGGCGCAGCATATCGTTTGCTTTCATTCTTAGACCCAGCACGTGCTTCTCAGGTTAGCCCACAGGCTGATGAAACAGATAGTAAACGCCCATACGGCGCAAGTAGGGACGCAACAAAACAACTGTATGCTCTTTATACACAACGCCTTAACGAAGAAACTAAGGCACAGCAACAGAATTATCCACCTAAAGTCCACTACTCCCGCCGATAAGGACCAGCAATGACAACTAGAAAATATTCATCTCGCTCTCAGCAGACTACCCTGTCTGGTGCGCTTACCTCATCTGCCACATCTACTACTGTCGTATCAGGTACAGCACTCCTTGGTGGTGTAACCATATCCGCTGGAGAAACCTTTACAGTTGTTATTGACCCAGATACAGCCCTTGAAGAAATTGTAGATGTCACGGCGGTAAGTACTAATACACTTACCATTACCCGTGCCATTGATGGTTCATCAGGACAGGCTCACTCTGCAGGTGCAGTAGTACGCCATATGGCTGTAGGTAGAGATTACCGCGAAGCCAACACTCATATTGAGGCAACCACAGGACACGGTGCAACTGGTGCAGTAGTTGGTACAACTAACACACAGACCCTGACTAACAAGACTTTAACTAGCCCAACACTGACTGCTCCAATTTTAGGTACACCAGCATCTGGCGTGATGACAAATGTAACTGGATTACCACTTACAACGGGCGTAACTGGCACATTGCCAGTAGCCAATGGTGGTACTGGTATTACTTCATTAGGAACTGGCATTGCAACATTCCTTGGAACTCCATCGAGCGCGAATCTTGCAGCAGCACTAACAGACGAGACTGGAACTGGTGCAAATGTATTTGCTACTAGCCCTACTCTAGTAACTCCAACACTTGGTGTAGCAACAGCAACTACCATCAATGGTACAACTATTCCAACCAGTGCAACTTTGGTTAAGACTAGCGACACTGGTACAGTCACAAGCACAATGATTCTTGATGGCACAATTGTAGATGCTGATATTAATGCATCAGCAGCCATTGCTAAAACTAAATTAGCACTTACTGGAACTATTACATCAACCGATATTGCCAATGATACAATTGTGGATGCAGATATTAACACTGCTGCAGCAATTACAAAAACTAAAATTGCTGGAACTGCTGTAACACTAGCAGATACAGGCACTGTAACAAGCACAATGATTGCTGATGGAACTATCGTCAATGCAGATATCAATGCTTCTGCCGCAATTGATTGGACTAAACTTGCTGTATCTTCAACTGTCTCATCAACTGAACTTGGTTATGTAGATGGCGTAACTTCTGCCATTCAAACTCAAATTGATTCTAAATTGGCTACAGCCACAGCATCAAGTACATACGCACCTCTGGCTTCACCCGCTTTAACGGGAACACCTACGGCTCCTACTGCTACTGCTGGTACAAATACTACTCAAGTAGCAACAACAGCCTTTGTCGGAACTGCAGTATCTAATCTTGTAGCATCAGCACCATCTACTCTTGATACTCTCAATGAGTTAGCCACAGCACTTGGTAATGATGCAGCGTTTTCTACAACAGTAACTAACTCTATTGCAACCAAGTTGCCATTGGCAGGCGGAACAATGTCTGGCGCAATTGCAATGGGAACAAATAAGATTACGGGTCTTGGAACTCCTACAGTATCAACAGATGCTGCAACTAAGGCTTATGCAGATACTATGCTTCCGCTTACTGGTGGAACCCTATCTGGTGCCCTTGCTATGGGAACCAATAAAATTACTGGCGTAGGAAATCCAACTAATGCTCAAGATGTAGTTACTAAATACTATCTTGATAACACAGTACTTGCACCATCTAACCTTACTGGAGTTATTACATCATCTGGTGCTGCTACTTCTATTGCTTCCCAAACTGGTACTGGAACTAAATTTGTAGTAGATACAAGCCCAACTCTTATTACTCCTGTTCTTGGTGTTGCTACTGCTACATCTATCAATGGAACAACAATTCCATCAACTAAGACTTTGGTAGTGACTACAGATAAACTATCTACTCTTGCTGCCACAACATCTGCAGAACTTGCTGGTGTTATCTCTGATGAAACTGGCTCTGGTGCTTTGGTCTTTGCAACCAGCCCTACATTAGTAACCCCCGTGCTCGGTGCGGCTACTGCTACATCTATCAACGGAACAACTATTCCAACTAGCAAGACTCTTGTGGCTACAGACTCAACAGCATATGTTGTACCTAGCCAGACAAGCAACTCAGGCAAGTATCTAACTACAGATGGAACTACTTCTTCTTGGGGAACAGTAAATGCTCTACCAAGTCAGACAAGCAACGCAGGAAAATATTTAACCACAGACGGCACATCCGCTTCGTGGGCAACAGTAACTACCGACCCAACAGCCGACATCTTTATGATGATGGGCGCTTAAACAACTACTAAGGAGAAATAACAAATGGCAAAAAAAGTACTTGGGCAAGCAAACCCAGCGGCAGTAACAGCAGCAACTTTATATACAGTACCGTCAGCAAAGAGTGCGGTAGTATCTACACTTGTAATTGCTAACCTTGCAGCGACTGCAGCAACCTATCGTGTTGCTATTCGTCCTGCTGGAGCAACTCTTGCTAATACACATTACATTGCTTATGACGTAGCATTATCTGCTAACGACTCAACAGCACTTACTCTTGGAATTACATTAGCAACTACAGATGTTGTTACTGTTTATGCTTCATCTGCTAACGTAAACTTTACAGCATTTGGAGATGAGGCTTAATGTCAGTCTCAACTTTTACTGGTGCCAAAGCAATTGGCACGGCAATTGTTTCTTCAACTACTGGTTCTCCTACAGTAGACACTACAACACGTGCTGGTAAAACCATTTACAAATTTACTGGAAGCGGAAGCATTACTATTGGTGTTGCTGGTATGTCTGAAATCTTGGTTATTGGTGGTGGCGGTGGAGCAGGTTGGGGAGGTGGAGGAGCAGGTGGTTATTATTACAACACATCTGGATATCTCCCTTCTGGAGCCTTGACTGTAACTGTCGGTGGTGGAGGTAGTGGTGCTGCTGGGACCAACGGTGTCGGACAAAATGGAAACTCATCTACAATTGGTGGAGTTTTTATCGGCATTGGTGGCGGGGCTGGAGGCGCTGGTAGCGGAAATGGCTCACAAAGTTACTTTGGACTTAATGGTGGTTCAGGTGGTGGTAGTGCAAGAGTTTCATCCACAAGTTACGGTGCAGGAAGCGGTCAGTTATCACAAGGAAATAATGGTGGAACATCAATGACAGCCTATTCTTTTGGAGGAGGCGGCGGCGGCGGAGCGGGCGGTGCTGGTGGTTCTGGTAACAGTGTTGCTGGTACTGGTATTGCAAACTCTATTACAGGTACATCAGTAACTTACGCTGTTGGCGGTGGTGGTTCATCTAACGGTGTTGGCACAGGAACTGTTGGAACAGCAAACAGAGGCAATGGTGGCGAAGGCTACTCTGATGGTGGCGGTTCTGGCGGCAGTGGTGGCTCAGGATACGTAGTGGTGGTGGTCTAATGACAATTTCTAAATTTACAACTTCTTTTAATTCATCTCAACCATTGAGTCCTGGTCTTGCAACTTATAGTGCAACTACTGGCTCACCAACTGTTGATACTTCTACTCGTGCTGGTAAGACAATTATTAAGTACACAGGTTCTGGAACTATTACTATTAGCAAGGGCGGCTTTGCCGAAATTCTTGTCATTGGTGGCGGTGGAAACGCAGGCGGCGGTATTGGTGGTGGAGGCGGTGGTGGCGCTGGTGGTTATAACTACAATACTTCAGCATATCTTCCATCTGGAGCCTTGACTGTAACTGTCGGCGGTGGCGGTGGAAATGGTTCGCTTGTTGGTCCGCATATTGGACTTGGCGGCGGCAGAGGTGGTTTTTCATCAGGAGCAAATGGTGGTCAATATGCAGGAAATCCTGGTGGTTCTGGCGGCGGTGCTGGAGTTGGCGTTGCTGGGCAATCTGGTGGTTCGGGACAGTTATCTCAAGGAAACGCAGGTGGGGGAGCAGACACCAGCGGAAATGCAGGTGGAGGCGGAGGAGCAGGCGCCTCTGGAGCCTCTGGAGCCTCTGGAGGAAACGGCGGAGACGGAACACCAAACTCAATCACTGGCACATCTGTAACTTATGCAGGTGGTGGCGGTGGCACTGGCGGCTCTAATGGTACAGGAAACGGCGCTGCAAACACTGGCGGTGGCGGGCTAGGAAACGGCGGCAGCGGTCAATCAGGTTACGTAGTTATAGTTCTAGGATAAGGATAAAAATATAATGGCACATTTTGCAAGAATAGAAGACGGCATTGTCCGTGAAGTAATTGTAGTTAACAATGAAGTTCTCCACGATGAAAATGGTGCAGAACAAGAATCAATTGGTATTGCTTTCTGCAAGTCACTTTATGGTGACAATACTGATTGGGTTCAGACATCATACAACGCTACATTCCGTGGCAAGTATGCAGGTTCTGGCGATAAATGGGATGGTACTGACTTTGTTGTTCCATCAACTGACGCTACAGAATAACAAATAATACAGCACCTGAGCACGTGTTCTAAACTGCCCAATTAATTTTTCTATCTAAGGAGTAACGTGGCTGGTCGCGACATAACCGAAGGTAGAGCCACGCGCTCTATCGCAGTTGACGTAGGTGTAGTTTCATCTACAGCAGTCTGGCAGAACACCGATATGTCTTATGACGTAGCAATAGGTGGACTCCCATTCTTCTATGCTATCAATGATGCACGACCATATACGCGACAGACTGCACCTTTTAAAAAAGACCAGTTTGACAACTCATCAGAACCTGGTGAACAATCACTCACTGGTTGGTGGGTTCGCTCACAGTCGTCATTCCATTCTGGCACAGGCATTAAGTTCTATGAAACCTTCCGTTCTTTTTCTGCTGCAGATTCAAAGTATACTCGTTTTGCAGACAGCAGAAACGTAGATGTATTTGCAACAGAAGGACAAGTAACTCTTTTAAAGAACACAGATAACATGGCTGGTGTAACAACTGGCGTATATAAGTTGATATCTGGAGTATCTACAAGCACTGATGTAGTGGTGGGTTATATTCCTGGAACTACAACAATGAAATCTTTTCAGGCTGATGGTACAGTAGTTACCACTTACGCACCAACAGGTCTAGGCAATATCCTTGATGGTAGCGTAGTTACTGATGGAACACGTTTGTTTGCAGCAGACTCCGACCACATCTATCAAGGCCCGCTTAACGCTGCATCTGCTGGTTGGTCTGAATACTACCCAACAGGTGGTCGCACCACGCTTGCTTGGGTTAAGCAACGCTTAGTTGCTGGTATTACTAACTCTATTTATGAACTTACTTCTGCTGCTGGTGTATACGCTACACTTCCAACCCCAGTATATACACACCCTAATTCCTCTTGGACTTGGACATCTATCACGGAAGGTGGCTCCGCCATCTACGCTGCTGGTTATGCAGGAACAACATCTGCAATTTATAAGTTTACTTTAACATCTAATGGCTCTATGCCAGTTTTAACATCAGGTGTAATTGCTCTACAAATGCCTATTGGTGAGTACATCAAGAAAATTGAATCTTATTTGGGCTACCTAATGATTGGTACTAACAAAGGTATTCGAGTTGCAAACATTTCAGATGTAACTGGCGACCTAACGTATGGGCCATTGATTATTGAAGCAGATAATACTGGCGCTGATTTTGCATTTAGAGATACATACGTTTGGATTGCTGGAAGCATTGGTGGCTTCGCTGGTCTATACAGACTTGATTTGGCTAATGAGATTGCTGATACTAGGTTTGCTTACGCAACAGATACATTCCTCGATGGCGTTGCTGGCTATGCCACAAGCGTTGATTTTATCGGCAACACAAACCAAGTCGCATTTACAACATCAGGTAGCAATGGCATTGCCGTACAGTCTACAACAACCTTAGCCCCTAGCGGATACCTAACTAGCGGTAACATCCGCTATGGAACACTAGAGCCTAAGAACTTTAAGCGTCTACTTGGACGTGGGGACTTTACTTACGGCTCAATGACATTGGAAACAGTAGATAAAAATGGTGTCGAGTATGACCACATCTCATACGATGCGACAGTGCCATCTATCGAGGTTGCTACATCTTCTCCTGCAACAGCACAAGAGTACGTAGCCTACAAGTTCATCCTTTATCGTGATGCAACAGATAATACTCAAGGGCCAATCTTTAAGGGCTACCAAGCCAAGGCTACTATTGCTACACCACGCCAGCGCATTATTCAATTCCCTGTTTATTGCTACGACTTAGAAACAGATAGATACAATTCAATGATTGGCTACGAAGGCAAAGCCTTTGACAAGTTAACGGCACTTGAAGAAGTTGAACAAGGTGGAGATATCCTCACTTGGCAAGATTTAACTACTGGCGAAACACGTCAAGCAGTTATTGAAGAAATAACATTCACACGCATGACCCCACCAGATAAGCGATTCAGCGGCTTTGGTGGCGTAGCAAACATAACTATCCGTACCGTATAACTCATTAGGAGTGCAAATGACCCCCGCAAATTGGGCTGGCTTAATCGTATCTATCATCGCTATCATAACCGCTTTTGCTGGCGCAATTAGGTGGATGGTTAAGCATTATCTTTATGAACTAAAACCCAACGGTGGCAGTAGCATGAAAGACTCGATAGCAAGACTGGAAAGTAAAGTAGAAATTTTACATAATTTAGTAATGGAGTTAGTGGGGAAAAAATGACACAGGCGGACGACTTTGTACAAGTAGCAACAAAAGAAATTGGGACAGTTGAGACTGGCGATAATCATACTAAGTATGGTAAGTTCACGGGACATGATGGACAGCCTTGGTGCGGTTCATTCGTTATGTGGTGTGCCAACGAAGTCAAGGTCAAGATTCCCAATGTAGTCTATACTCCAGCAGGAGTCACTGGATTCCAATCATTAAAGAGATGGGCTGATAAAGCCACTTCTAATCCCAAGCCTGGAGACATAGTGTTCTTTGACTTTGTCAAAGGCGGGGCAGCGGTTGAACACGTTGGTATAGTAACAAAAGATAACGGTGATGGTACCGTAACTACCATCGAAGGAAATACTTCTCCAGAACATAAAGCCAAAGGTTCACAAGCCAATGGAGGAGAAGTAGCCCAGCGCATCCGCGCATACAAAAATAATAACCCTAGAAAACTCGCTGTTTTTATAGTCGGTTTTGGTACACCAAAATGGAGCAAATAATGAACAAAGATAAAGTTAAGGCAGTTGCACTATCATACTTCCGTGCTGCATTCGCTGCAGCCCTAGCCCTATTCATGACTGGCAACGCTGACCCTAAGGCGCTAGCAATGGCAGCAGCAGCCGCTGTAGCCGCTCCTGTGCTCAAGGCACTAGACAAGTCTGCAAAGGACTTTGGCCTAGTTAAGTAACACTTTTAAAAACAAGAATCCCCCTCGCCCTAGTATCACTACTATGGTAAGGGGGAATTTTGTTGTTTCTAAGGGTTAAAAGGTGACGCTATCTTCCTCTAAATCATCGAGAAAGTTCTCATATCGCTTGCCAGCAAGACGATACTTTGCCTCGTAGTACAAGCCTTCCAATAGGTAATATATGGCAATACCCGCTAGAGTTGCCAATACGGTTTCATAGAAATTTGACACAGTACTCCTTCGTATGTATAATCTATTATATTATATATATTATAATAGAGCCGAAGGCTCTTATATTATATATAAGTACTTACATAACTAAGTATACACGGCATTTCCCAATTGTCAAGTATTACCAACAATTGACAAATTGCCCATTCTGGGCTTATACTACCAACATGTCAATCGAACTAGAAGAATATACCCTACCAGAGCATATATCCTACTCTGCGTTCACCACTTACCTCACCTGTGGCTACCAGTACTACCTTGGTAGACTACTCAACAAGCAGGAAGCCCCATCGGTTTGGTCCGTTGGAGGCTCTGCTTTTCACCTTGCCTGCGAAACCTATGACAAGGAGAACCTATGATAAACGATGTCCAAAATCTATGGACAGAATCATGGAATGTGTCTAAAGGAGACATTGACCTAACTGGAGCAAGAGTCGGTGGCAGAGCCACTAAGGCTAACCCCAACAAGGAAGATGAGAACTTTTGGCAAACTACTGGACCCAAGTGGGTCGAGGCATACATTGCATGGCGCAAGACTAATGCTAATTGGAAAATCTGGAAAGCACCAGATGGCAACCCAGGGATTGAACTTGCCCTGACACCAGTCATCAAAGACGTGGCAGTCAAGATGATTATTGACCGTGTTTTTGAGGTCAATGGCGAGTTGGTAATCGTTGACCTCAAGACTTCACAGAGCACACCAACTAGCAACCTACAACTCGCTTTTTATCGATTAGGTATCCAAGAAACCTTTGGTATCGACGTCAAGTGGGGCACTTACTACATGTCACGCGGTAACAATATCTCGGAGATGGTAGACCTGTCTGAGTACACTAGGGAAAAGATGGAGTACCTCATCGAAACATTTGACAAAGCACGCAAGGCTGCTATATTCTTGCCCAACACAAACAGTTGCCAGTACATGTGTGGACTCACAGAGTACTGTCAATTCTCTACTAAAAAGGATAAATAAATGGCTGAAGACTGGAAACTACAAGTCAACTATAAGTTGGCAACAGGCGACCTTATCAACATTCGTGCTAACAGCGCAGATGAATTAAGCGTCCTACTTGAAGGCATTGGGGACTATGCCACACAGATTCATGCAACGCAGCGCCAACTACAGGGAGCAGGCACCCTAGCCCCCCTGTCGATTACCGATACCACTACAGGCACAATGCCTCCGCTCTCCTCGATTCCGCCCCAGGCGCAAACTCCATTC